CAGTTAAATCTATACCTATTTGCGTTCCATCTGCTCCTCTAGATGTAAACTCTATTGTTAAATCAGTATTTAAATCAATGTTTTTTGGCAAGATAATAGGCAGTTGAAACATTCTCCATGTTGTATCTAATCCTGAATCTGATATAGTGTCATCAGCATTAAACGCAGAATCAGTATTAGGTTTTTCTATATCTTTAAAATCTATCCATCTATTTTCTTGCATTACATTTTGAGGATAACTTACATAGCCCATATTAGAATCTGTACTACCTGCTTTCCAATTACCACCTTTTTCTATATATCCGCCATTTATTTGCACAGAAACAGCTCCGTGTCCTACAACAGAACCATTATATAAGTCTTTTGCGTGAAAGGTTAAGTTATAAAATTGTCCTGATTTTAAATTGTCTTTTGATATGCTTTGACTTATTAAAGGATTAATGCTTTTATGCACATCATCAGAAGCGCTGTGTGCTGCTATAGTACTGCCTAAAAATCCTCTTTCTACAAATATTTTATTATTAGTCATAGATAATACTTTCATATATTCACTATTGACTTTTAGTATATCATTAACTGCTATTTTAGATAAATCTCCTGCTGGTATAAAGTTGTCATCTACTGTAACTGCTGTGCTTAAATTTAAAGTAGTATCTTTATATTCTGCTTCTATTCTCACATATGCATCATCTGCGCTAAAAGGGTAATATGACGCTGCATTATCTGCACCATGGTCTGCAGTAGTATCTTCCCAATAACCTCCAGTATTTACTCTTGCAATTAAACTAGTTCCTGCAGTAGTATAAAGATTGTTCATACTAGCAGATTCTCCTCCACCAGCATCTGAATAAGAATATCTTTTAGATGCCCAATTGTTGACTACATAAGACAAACCACTGCCTACATTTACAGTAGGATTAACCTCATCAGAAGCGTGATGAAATGTATGATTCTTAATAAGATTAGCTTCTATGTATACTGTATCTGCAGTTTCAGTATCATCTGCAGGAGCAGTGTCTAATGTCCAAGTCCAATCTGCATTACTATCTGTTCTTTCACTTTTTAATATTTTAAATGATTTGCCATTATTTGGTTCATCATCTCCATCTGCTCCATAATAAAAGTTTACAATATCGCCTTCGTTAAATGCAAGTGTGTTACCACCCCCTAAATTATTAAACGATACAGTTTTCGCAGAATTAGAAAATGTAATAGTTTGAGTACTTGCACTAGTATCTATTACACCTAAATTCTCTTTATCACTAGCTGTGCCTGCTTTATTTATCCAGTTACCATTACCGCCTATGTTATTACTAGAGTAATTACTCCAATTGTATAAAGATACTATTGCTCTTTGAGTTCTTAATTGTCGTCCATCAATAGTTATCCTATTAGCCCAAATCTGGTAAGATGTTGAAGTTGTGTATGATTTTAAAGAAGTTCCAAACACATTTCTTTTTACATATATAAGTTTATTTGCTTCATCTATACTTGTCACTTTCATAAATTCGTCTGCAGACGCATCTAGAGTTGTAGTTGGCAAAGCTAAAAAATCGCCTTCATTAACATACTCATTTAATCCTTTTTGAAGATAAGTCAAAGTACATATATCTGCAGCAGTACTAACAGCAATTTTTCCAGCAAATCCATTAGCATGTTCTATTCCAGCTTCTATTTCAGCAGCTATTTCATCATCTGTATCGTGACTTGTTGCAGTAGGACAAAATATTTGCACTTGGTCACTTCCGTCTACTGTGCCAGTTGTTCCAGAAGAATTTTTTATTATAAATGTTTTAGTGGTATTATCAGGAGTTGTTATAATAATAGTTTTATTTGCTAATGTAGAAGGGTCGTCTGTATCTACTTGTATAGTAGCTGTACCATCTGTAAATCCTGATATAGTTGTATTACCTGCTGCTGCATTGCCTCCAATAGCATTAGTCTGTGTTAAATAAGGTATTGTATCTTGAGTAGCCGTAACTGCAGATGTAGGTGTAAAAGAAGCACTTAATGAAGCTGACATTGTAATACGCTCCCACCAAGGAGATACTCCTAGTATTTTCAATCTTTCTTTTCTGCCTTTGCTTCCTATAAAAGCTAAATCCGAAGTTTCATATCCAGTATCAAATATGTTTATATCGGGCAATATAACAGAAGACCTGTTATAATTAGCACTAGCTTCATGTTGATTTGTAGAACCCCAGTTTACTGGGTATAAAGAGTTGGTCAATTTATTATCAGTAGATGCAATCATCTTGTCATTTTTAATTGCATCAAGAGTACCATTTTCTGACATAGGGTCTATATTAAGAGAAAACGAAGCTGTATCATCTGATATATCTCTTTCAGATGCATTATGTATCGTTCCTGATTGAAAAGCCTTTATCTCTTTAAGTTTTCTTGGCATTTTTCTCCTTTACTACCCATTTTATATTAGACAAAGTACTTGTCCAATAATCTTCTGGTACTATTATTATTTGTTCCCGTCTAGTAGTTTTCCCCATACTGCTGCTTTCCCATCTATTATTTGTACTATATCTACGGTAAATTTACCGCCCTTATAAAAATCTACTATCGCAAAAGCATGTGCCCATTTATGCTGTCTTCCACCCAGCCATGCGTTCTTTTCTGAACTCATATCCTTTAAGCATCCTAACGACCATGCTGACTTAGGTCCATCCATAAAAGTCACACTATCTTGCTGCAGGGAATGATGATGGCCGTATATTATATTGGCACCTAATTTTCTAAGATGATTCGCTGCGTGGTATTGACCACCAAAATGATGCCCGTGATAAAAATAGAGCTTTCCTATTTTAAGATACTCACCTGGTGGGTGATATTTGTATCCTCGTTCCTTGAACTTACATGCTTGTTCAAAACGATATCCCTTTAAGTAAGGATGCTCTTCTACGAATCTATCTAACCATTCATCGTGATTCCCTGCACAAATGTGTCTTTCTTTACATTTGACTTTGTCTAATGACTTGTCAATTTCATCTAATAAAGCATTCACTCCCGCTATGTCTTTATCTACTTTAGGCATAATGTACTCTAATGGTGGTTTTTTCTTACGTTTCCATTGCCAATGTGATACACTACCAAACTCACCTAAATCGCCCAAATCAACGTATATTTCGGGCTTTACGAGCTCTATTGCTTGTTTGACTACATTTATTGCTGCCTTATCGTGTATAGGCGCATGCTTATCTGGAGTTACTATAGCTCGCTTTAGCACTCCGCTTTTAGTTTTTTTCATATATCAAAAAACTCCTAGTTAAATTTAGAACGAGGAACATAACCCCAATCTTCGGGGTTAGTCCATAATCCTTTCGCTAACTGAAGATATTTCTCAGTTATTTCTTCTTTAAATCGAAGAATTGTATGCTCGCAGACATCGCATTCCCAAAACAATATGCCATCATAAGCTCCTATAATCTCAACTCCTAATACTTCAGGAGACTCACATTTAGGACATGAAGACGGTTTTGTTTTACAAACGTGTTCTGAATTTCCGCCAGATAAATCAAGCAAGTTCTCTACTAATTTGCCATCAGTAGATATAACATCCTCGAGCATAACTAGTCTAGTGCTATCTTTAGATAAACCAGGTTTAAGCATTTTCCTCTAAAGCTTTGCTTACTTCTGCCCAGATTTTATCATCTAAGTCATTAGAACTTCTTTTGACTAACCAGTCTCCAAGTTTCATGACTATAGCTATTAATACTTTTTCACTAAGTAACTTAGTTGCAATTGCTCCTAATAATTTACCCATTCTTTCTCCTAGTTGGTTTTTCCACTTTCTTTGCTTTGCATCCACAATCCATACAAATCCAATCAGCCCTTGGATGTGAATTCTTTTCTAACTTTTTAATTCTTTTCTCATGGTTTTTTGCAATACGTTTGTCATCAGCTTCTTCAATTGCTTGCATTATTTTTCCTATAATTGCCTTTACTATAATTGCTTGTATCATTTGTCATCCTTATAGAGCATATATCCTAAGCAGAATGTTGTCATAAAACCTGCCATAAAATATAATAAGTCTCTAAAGTGTTCCATCATTGAAGAACGCCTATTAAACTAATTGCTATTGTTAACAATGAAAACAATGTCAAGCCCACTGTTTTTAACTTTACTATATCATTTTCAGCTTTATTTAACCTTCCATTAACTCTTTCTAAATGTTCAAAATTTGCATTAACTTTCTCTTTAATATAACTAAGGTGCGTCATTACCGCACCTCTATACTCATCAGTATTTTTTGTTTTCATTTTTTTCCTGCATTCTTAAAAATTTATCTCTTAACCCATTGCCCGACAGTTTTGCAATTACTTCAACAAGAGTTCTATAACTTTGTTCAATGCCTTTTTGTTCTAGTTGCATCTTTTTTTGCTGGTCTATAAGCTTAACAATAATGCCTTCAACTCTTGTAAATGACTCTCTTAATTCTTTTTGAAGCTCGTCTTGTATAAACTTGTTCTGCTTTTGAATAAACATCCAAAATGCAACTGCTACTACCAAAGGAACTCCATATCTTTCTAATAACTCTATCCAATCCAATGCTAACTCCTATTAACTAAAAATCTTGAGGTCTAATAAATCCTGTTGATTGATAGTTACTTCTTACAAACTTCTTTGCTCTTTTTAAAACTTTAAAAAATTCATTTTCAAAATAACTAGCCATTTCAGGCTCTAGGTGTCTAGGGTCTTTATAACCTATAGCTATAGCTTTATTTACTACACCTTCATGAAACCTTGAAGGTATATTAGAATAAGTACCTGTCATTGCATTGGGAGACAAATCATCATCTAAATAAGAACCTCTAATTCTAACAGCATCAGTCATAGTTAATTGAATAGTCTTATATTCAGAAGACCAACCATTTCTAGTAACTGACCCTTTTTCAACAAAAGCTATTTGCTCACTGCCTACATAACTATCTATAAAATAAAAATATTCTTTTTTATCTGCCATATTTAACTCTCATCATTTATTTTTGGATTGCCTTGCAATCTGCCTATTTTAACATCATCGACATACACTTCTTCTATTCTCAATAAACCAGTAGGAAGAGCATACCACCTATGGTCAGCTGTAGTAGACATTGTAGCTGTTTTTTTAAAAATATCAGTTTCTTCACAAAATTCATCTTTTGCTCTGTTTAAAAGTTTTATAGCTTCAGTCTCTCCTATATGAGGATGATGTTGTTGTATTAATTCTATCATTTCTTTAGTAGTCATTATTCTCCCCTAGGTGTTGCTTCAGGCTGTTTAAACCTATTTATTTCTACTGTATATAAAGCTCCTAATGATTGTATTTGTCCGTTAATCATAGCTTGCATTTCTTGGTCTTCTTCATCTTGAACAAAATCGCTTATGTAAGATTGCAATATATTTATACTAGCTTTTAATACTACTGCTTGATGCGCTTCTGCTGGAAATCCAGTAATAGCAGTTGACCCAGCTTGGTCACTTGTCAAATAAGCAAAATAATACACCTTTACATCTTCATTCGCAATAGGCTCAGGAAGTATTGTTAAAGCTGTAGTTCCCCCGTCTGTTAAATATGCATAAACAGGCGTATGTTTTGTAGCATAATAAATACTAGCAGAATCTTTGGCTTTTTCAAAATCTTGTATAGATACAGCTCTGCATTCCCTTGCTAACCTAGGACTAGAATCATCTAACCTTGTGACAAGTAAAACCTTTTTACCTTCTACTGTTGTCCAAGTAGGAGTGCTTTCATCTAAGTCTGCTGGATTTACTGCATATTTTAACAATAATTCAGCAGGTAGCATATCAGCTATTTCATTTATAGCTGCGTTTATCAAATCTGCTTTACTATTTGCTGGTATAGAGCTATAATCACTGCCTATTAAGTCGGTTATTCTATTACCTATAGTTGCTGCCATTATTTACCTTTTTTCTTTAAATTTAGCCTTCTACGAGTAGTAGGCTTAACATTACTATTCCAGGGATTTCCTGGGCTTGTGCTAAATATATTAGCTAATCTTTTCTTTTTAATTGACACTAATTATCTACTGGTTCTAGCCATTCTTCTATCTTCAGTTTTAGTAGCTTTAGCTGACTTACCCTTACCCTTAGATACATTTGTCATTACTTTCATGCCCTTTCTATTTCTAGATGGCAATCCAGTTGCTGTATCAGTAGTAAAGTTTCCCATTGTCATTTTTATCATTTTAAATATATCCATACTTATTTCCTCTCTTTTTATCCTAAAATTATTGTTATTGGCCACCATTGATTGTGCGCCAATATTGCTGAGCTTCCTGTAGAATTCATAAATTCTGCTTTTATTCTACCATAACCAGCCTTTCCTGACATTGTAGTAGCATTTACATTTGAATTATAATCAGCTGGAGTAACGTCACTTGCTGGAGATTGTGCTACAATAGGTAATGGTGTATTTACATCAGCAGGATTTACATCATAAGCAAAAGTTGTACCTATCTGCCAAGTTTCATCAGCAGGTGGCGTTAAATCTGTACTAGCATCATCACTTTCAGCTCCATCTGCATCAGTATTCCATTCCATGGCAAATGTAACAGCAATATTGCCTGATGCATCTTCATTTGAAGTTACAACTGCTAAGGGCAATATATCATTATACAGAATACCTCCAGGCAAACCTGCTAAGCAAGTTATATTTATATTTTTTAAATTAGTCGGTATTATATTAGTTCTAAATACTTTTCCTTCTGTATAAGGCATTCTTACATAAGAACTATATCCTCCATGATAAATTCTTCTTCTTCTCATAGTTTCTACACTAGGTGTATTTATTTTATAAATATCTCCATCATCAAAAGCAGTTGTTGTATCAAATCTAACTATAATTCCAATATCTATTGTTAATACAGCAGTACTGCTATTCCAGTATAAACCAGTGCTGCCTCCAGTAATAGTACTTGCATATATTATATCAATAAGACTATCATTTAGTTTATTATACTTGCGAACTACCCAGTCATCTGCACCACCATTTGTTGTAAATTTAAGAGTATAGTAAAAATCACAATTATATTCATCTACAACCGTAGCTTTAATAGTTCTATCAGAGGTCCCTGTTGTTTGAGTTATATAAATTTGTCCATCAGTAGAACCTGTTCCATCGGCTGTTTCTCCTAAATAAAAAGGCTGATGGTTATAAGGAAGCCATTTGCCTCCTCTGCCAGATGCATTTGTTGCTATAGTAACTTTATTAGCCATTATGTAAAAATATTGTTAATTTAATATGGTCTTCTACTGCATCTGCATTTGCATCACTGCCTGCTGTTAAAGCAAGTCTCATGTAAGGCAATCTTCCATTAGCATCATAATCGTATACACCCATTGCAACAGTTTCTGCTTGAGCTCCACCACCTGCATTCCACGTTACTAAATCTTGTAATTTAATATAATTAGTTCCATCTAAAGAACCTTCTAC